GTGTCACAAAGCCCTTTCCGCCGATTGCGTAGCCAATCCGCACCTCTATCAGCGTAACGTCAGCCGCCTTTGCCGCAAGGTCCGCGCCGACGATGGCGGACGCGACCGAGTAATATTCCAACACACCGACCGCACCCAGCCGGTGCGCTCCCGCAGCATCAGGATGGCTTCCAGGTAGTCCTCCGCCGATTCATAGATTCGCATGTACGCTTACCGCCTCTTCCCGCGGGATGACCTCCCGCGATTTTTAGAACCTGTGTGAATACAGGTGCTCAGTATACCCTTGCAGGGCCGCAATGTCAAGCGCGCCGGGATTTGGCGGCACGCAGAGGGTTGACAAAACCGCGCGGATCGGTTATACTGAATACAGAAAGGGCGCTGCCGGGAAACGGTTGGCCCCTCTAGCAGGTTAAAGAAGTAACCGCCTTGGTTGGAGCCTGGGGCGGTTACTTCTTTTTGTACGCCTGAAGAAACAGGCCGCAAATGCCGATGATAACCAAACAAAGCTGTAACACTTCGGATGTACTCATGGCATCCCCCTCCTTTCACCGGAGGGGGCAAGAAGTCCCCTCCGGGACGGAGGGGCCAACCGCCTACCGCATACTGGCAGCGCCGCTGACAGAATAACACAGAATCCGGCACAAATCAATAGTGTACCCACGCCCGAAACGGCGGGCGGGAAGGACCAATCGGGGTCAACTGCTGAGAAATTCTCGGCGGTTGGCCTCTTTTTCTTTTGCGAGGTGATGCAGTTTGCTTGCGTATTACGGGACCCGGCTGAGCCCCCACATGGACAAGACCCCGGAGGGCTATCTCATCTGCCGGGACGTGCCCATCGCCCGGACGGGGACGCAGGTCTACGCGGCGGGAGAGCTGGGCCTTGACGGGGATCCGGGCCGGGCCGTGACGGTGGAGCGGCACCCGGAGGACGTGTTTGAGCCGGAGGCAATGGCCAGCTTTGAGGGCAAGGACGTGACGGCGGGGCACCCGCCGGAGCAGGTGGGGCCGGAGAACCATGCGCACTACTCCAAGGGCCATGTGCAGCGGGTCCGGCGGGACGGGGATAAGCTGGCGGCGGATCTGCTCATCAAGGACGCCGCTCTCATCTCCGACGTGGAGAACGGGGTGCTGCGGGAGGTCTCCTGCGGATACCTGTGCGAATACGTCCCGGAGGGGGATGGATTCAGGCAGAGGCACATCAGAGGCAATCACGTGGCGGTTGTGCCGAGGGGCAGGGCCGGGCACGAGGTAGCGATACAGGACGCCGCCGGAACGGCGGAGAAAGGCAGGAAGTGCATGGGAAAATTCGCGGAAGCCATTCTGACCGCCCTCGGCATGGCGGCGAAGGAGGCGGAGGACGAGGAGCAGGTAAAGGCCCTGGCCGCAAAGGCGGCTATGGCGCTGGACGCGGCCCCGGAGGACAAGTCCCAGGAGGGCGGCAAGCCGGAGGAAACGCCCGCCGGGGACGCCTGCGGGGCGCAGGACGAGATGGTGGAGAAGGCTCCAAATGGGGACGATCTCGGGAGTAAGCTGGACAAGGTGATTGCCATGTTGGCGGGGCTGGAGAAGAAGAACGACAGGGAGGAAAAGGCCCTGCGGGACGAGAAGACCCTGGACAGCCTGCTTGACCGGCTGGAGCGCGGCTCCGGCTCTGTCACCCTCCAGGCGGACGCGGCCCCCCTGGAGCTGCTGCGCCGGATGCGCCCCGCCGTGGCGGCCATTCCGGACCGGGAGGCCCGGGCCCGCGTGGTGGACGCCCTGCTGGACGGTCTGGACGGGGGCGTGATGGACCAGCTCCAGACGGCGGCGGAGCAGAACGCCAAAAAGGCTCTGGACGCGGCGAAGCCCATGTCCTTCGAGGACCGCTGCCGGGAGGCGGAGGCGGCCTATGCCGCCCGGAATCCCCACAAGAAGAAGGAGGATTAAACCATGACCGGACTGAACCCTCAGAACATCGGCAAGACCATGAACCACGGCTATGCGGGCAGCTACGCCCGCCAGCCGGATATGATTGTCAACACCCACCCCGCCGGAGCGGAGATCGCCTTCGGCGCGGCCCTCAAGTACAACACCGCCGGGGCCGTTGTTCCCATGGGCGCGGGCGATACTGCCGCCGCGTTTGTGGGCGTGGCCGCCCGGGAGGTCAAGAGCGCGCTCAACTACCTGGAGCAGAATACCGGCTCCTACGCCGAGACCGAGGCCGTCCCTGTGTTCATGCGCGGCGCAATCAATGTCAAGTGCAATGCGGGCACCCCCGCCCTGGGCGGGGACGTGTACGTCCGGGTGACGGCCAGCGAGTCTGTGCCGGCGGGCGTTGTGGGCGGCTTCGAGGCCGTTGCGGACGCCACCGCCGCCAATACTGTCCTGCTGACCAACTGCCAGTGGGCGGGCCCCGCCGACGCCAATGGCATCGCGGAGCTCCGCATCCTGACCATGAATAAGGCGTAAGGAGGAAACGGAAATGAACAAATTTCAGAACGTGGGGACCTTCGACGCGGGTGTCATCCGTGCCCCCGGCGGCGGATCCGCGCCGGCGGGAGCCATGACCATGGACGCCGCCGGGATCGCCTCCGGCATGGCGTTCCGCACCAGCGAGCTGGAGAAGCGGGCCCCCATCGTCCGCAAGCCTCTGACCAGCGTCACCTACCCCCGGGACATCGTGGTGAAAACCGGCGGCGGCTGGGTGGATTTTATCTCCGCCCAGTCCGTAGGCTACGGCCTCACCGGGGGCTCGGGCGACGGCCCTGTGCAGGCGGGAGGCTCCAACGGCCTGCCCATCGTTCAGGCCAACGTGGACAAGGGGTTATATAAGGCCCACGCCTTCGCCGCCGCGCTGCGGGTCATGTGGATCGATATGCAGAAGGCCAACTACATCGGACGGTCCCTGGACCAGCTGCTCCAGGACGGGATGCGCATGGCCTACGACAAGCATATGGACCAGAACGTGTATACCGGCATCGAGGAGTACGGCACCTACGGCCTGGTCAACAATCCCAACGTGACGGAGACTGCCGTCTCCGGTGGCGCGTGGTCCGCCAAGACCAAGGAGCAGATTCTGGCCGACATCAACAGCGCCATTACGGCGGTTTGGGAGGCGGCGGAGTACGACGAGGACGCCATGCCCAACCACATCCTGCTGCCCTACGCCCAGTACACCTACATCCTCAACACCATGGTGACCGACATTGCCACCGAGACCATCCTGGACTATGTGCTGAAGAACAACATCGCCGCCAAGAACGGCCAGAGCCTGTATGTGGGGGCCGTCCGCTGGTGCAAGGGCGCGGGTACCGGCGGCACGGACCGTATGGTGGTGTATGTCAACCACGAGCGGTTTGTCCAGGTGGAGGAGCTGGCCCCCCTGGCTCGGGTCATGAGCCAGCCCAACGCAACGGAATTCTGCTACGACACGGCCTATGCGGCCAACCTCTCCGAGGTGGAGCTGTTCTACCCCCAGACCATGGGCTACTTCGACGGCATCTGAGGAGGGCGCGGACATGATTGTGGTATCCAGGCGCAATCTCGTCATCCCCGGTCCCAACGGGGAGAGGTTCCGGATGGCGAAGGACTATATGGGCCCTGTCCCCGCCTGGGCGGAGGAGTCCGCCTACCTCCGCGCCCTGGCGGCGGACGGGAAGGTGATTCTCTCCGGCGGCGGGGAGAAGCAGTCCGGCAAGCCCAAGAAGCAGAAAGGGCCTGACAGTGCCGTGGCCGGGTAAGCCGCAGTTCTTCGGTGTCCGGGCGGCGGCCGCGAACATCGGGCATGGAACCGGCGGCTATACCGTGGAGATGTTCCGGGCGGATTTTCCCCAGTTCTTCACCGGAGATGGGGAGTTTCTGGTCCCCGCCGCCATGCTGGAGGCGTTTATCGCTCAGGCCAACGCCGCTATCGCACCGGATAAATGGCTTGAGGGCTGGCGTTATGCCTGCGGGCTGTACGCCGCCCACCAGGCGGCGCTCTACCTGCGGACCTACGCGCCCAGCTCCGAGACCCCCGCCCAGGCGGCGGCGTCCGGGGCGCTGGTGGGGGTGGTGAAGTCGGCCGCCCTGGGACAGGACAGCGTGAGCTATGACACGGACGCGCTGACCAAGGCCACGGCGGACTGGGGCGGACTGAACGCCACCCAGTACGGACAGCTGCTGGCCACCCGGGCGCGGCTGGTGGGGATGGGAGGGACCTGCGTGATATGATCAACTACCGAGATTGGTACACGGACCGCATGGATATTTTCCGGGTGCAGGCGGTCCAGGACGGCAGTCTGACGCGGCATGAGCGGTCCCCGGTTCTGGAGGATATCCCCTGCCGGGTGTTCCAGATAGACGCGGAGCGGCTTGTCCCGTCCCAGACGGCGGCGTCGGCGGGCCGTGGCGGGCAGGGCTCCGGGGACTGGGTTCAGTGCGCGAATGAGGTGGATATCCGCCCCGGGGATGAGCTGCGGCTCCGCCGGGGCGCGGGGCTGGGGAAAACCACTCCGGAGCTCCGGGCCTTTGCCGGGGAGCCCAACTACTACTTTGAGCCCTTCGGGGCGGTCCTGCCCGGGTTGGCCCACCAGGAAATCCCGCTGATACAGGAGGAGCGCGTGAAATGAGCTACAACGTAAATCTTCAGCAGCGCCTGCACCAGCTGGAACAGATGCGGGCCGCGCTGCCCGGTACGCTGCGGCAGGTCCAGACGAAAGCCGCTGTGCGGGCGGTAGAGGCCGCCGCAGACGCCACACCGCCCAAGGCGGGGACGGGGCGGGGCTCCCACAGCGGGACCAACACCCTGACCGGCCAGCTCAAGGCCCACTGGAGGCGCGACAGCCAGATCGAGCCGGTCAACACCGGGGCGGGATATGTCAGCGTCCTGGCCAACAACATGGAGTACGCCCCCTATGTGAACGACGGCCACCGGATGGACTGGCACTTTGTCCCAGGGCTGTACATCGACCCCAACACCGGGCAGCTGGCCTATGACCCGGCGGCAAAGGGGGGGCTGGTGGTGGGGACCAAAACCCGGTATGTCAAGGGGGAGTTTATGGTGGACAAGGCCAAAAAGGTCTATCAGGACACC